AAGCGTTTGGATCACGGAAGAGGGTGCTAATATAAACCTAAATTTTCATAGCTATGAACAAACAAATCCAGGATGCTGTATTAGGTTACACATCTAAAGAGTCCTCACGTCAGGACAAGCTTGGTACGGGTGAACATACTGTATCGATTGTTGAATGGAAGGTCTTACACAGCCGGATCAATTGGGATGAGTCTGAGAAAGACAGTCTACCGGAGTTTGCTGATCCAACACCTCAGCTTGGTCTTATGTTCCACAATGAGGAAGGTGTTGCGTGGTATCGTGCGAATATGCTTGGATACAAGCGTTGGGAAGATCTTACGGAAGATCAGCAGAACTCCAATGAGTTCGAGCGTGTGGTCTTCGGTGATCAGGCGTATGCTTGTAAGAACGTCAAGGGACAGCTTGTACGTATCAAGGACAAAAAACGCACTGAGGATGCCCAGTCCATTGTTGATCAGATCATGTCTGCCGTTGGTATGACAGGGCAGAAGATCGGTGATGCAATGGATACTGTGGTTGGTAATGGTACGAAGTTGCGTATCACGATCGATCATGAGGAATACAGGGGCAAGACACAGACCCGGATCAAGAATTTCACCAAGGTGAAAGAGGATGATCTGGTATCTGCTGAGTTTGGCTCGTAGACCTGTGTGAAGTTGGTATAGAGAGAGCGCCTTGCGGTGCTCTCTTTTTCTTCACCTTGGTAAAATATTTATCTTTCTCCCGAACCAATACATATCGACACATGAAAACATTGAAGTTATTCACACAGATCGCACTGATCATGATTGCCATTGCATTGAGTGTGCATTTTGTCAAGCAGCTTGCCCGTGTACCTGAAGTAAGGGACAATCTCTACCAGGAAAGCTTGCATATAGCGCATTATTACCCTGAAGTGGCATATATGCTTGCTGATGACTCGATCATGGATATACACCGCTTCTGGGGTATTGACACGATCGATTACACTGATTGGGAGAACACCGCAACCAATCTTGGTGTCCCGACTGAGATCATGACCATTGACATGTACATGGATTACCTGCAAGACACAAGCAGCAATGAGTATGCACGACAGAGGATGAGACAGTAAACAGAGAGCGCCTGACGGCGCTCTTCTTATTTATCTCTATCCTGAACCAATAACACTTAATCATGAATAATCCGGTAATCCTGAACAAAGAGATGAAGCAGCTTCATACTCTTAAAGTCATTCGTAACCTCAACTACAAGCTGATGCAGGTTGAGATGCGCATACGATATGGTGCAAATGGCATCGAACTGCAGCGCCTTGAACAAACACGGTTCAGGTACGAAACACGCCTTATGCAGCTCTATGGTACTGAGAAGTATGGTATAGTAGCAAACTAACTGGTTCAGCTATGCATAGTACAAGAAGAGAGTCCTTGCGGACTCTCTTCTTTATTTATCCCTATCTCGAACCAATACACTACACATCATGATACGCAAAGCAGTACAATACATCAAGCAGATATGGGAAGCATTAGTAATTAGTGAATGGACATTACTCATCACACTGGTCACCATATTCAGTATCGCAGTTGTTATTATCCATGTGCATACTGCAATACAATAGAATCCCACAATAATATCCCTCACGGGATATTTTTTTAGGGTCCCACCTTCGTATATATAACAGGCCCCCCTACACAAGGCATGGTTGTTAATTTGGAAAAACAGCCAAATAACCCTGTTCATCCGCATCCATTTATTTTTTTTTATAATTCTGATCCATTTATTTTTTTATATAATTCTGATTTGTTGATTTTTTTTTATAATTCTGATTCGTTGATTTTTTTATAGTTTTCAAAACATTTTGATGGATAATTTTGAAGTTTCATTTTTATACATCATATTTACAGATATAATTAAGATAGAGAGATGAAAGGGAAAAGGAAGAATTATAAGGCAGGGTTAAGGAATATACGGTTTAACAGGGGTATTGATGAATCGTTGGTATGGATGTATGAGAAGCGGAGGGATGAGTTGAACGCATTTGATTCGAGGCGGAGGTTGACGTTTAATGAGTTTTTGAATGATGTGGTTGGGGATTGGCTGGGGAAGATGAATAAGTCGGAGTTGAGTAAGGAGTTGGGGGAGTTGAGAGCGGGGTGGTTATCTGGCTTACCTGAGAAGAAGGAGGTAGATGAAGAGGATTGGTAATGAATGGAAGACATAGAATTTATTTTTATTTTGATAGTTGGAGGTATATTGTTTAAATTGCATGGGTTATGGTAAGGAATATGAAAGAAGTGTGGTGGGAGATACTAAGAAGGACGATTAAGAGTCGGGATTTTGTTTTGACTGATGTTGAGATGAAAGAGGGAGGGATATTGGAGGTGATCAATGTGAGTGTGGCTATTGGGTTTGGGGATATAGGCATAGATGATATGAAGATAGAGGAGATTATCCGGCAGGGGCAGTATGGGCGGGGAGATGATGTAGTAGTGATGGTAGAGAGTGCGGTTAAGAGTACTTTTAATTCGTTTAGTTTGAGAGGGAATTATGTACGGGTGTATAGTGGGATTGTATTTGTAGATGAATGGAGTTTGCATATGTTTGTGTTGAGGTATCCGGGGTTTTATGGTGGTGAGATGAATAGTTTTTCGAGGTTGGTGAACTGATGTTAAGGTTGGTAAGATATATAAAGAGGTTTTACTATTTGAAGTTTTTTCAGAGGTGTATGTATTGTGGAGGGAAGGTAAGGGAGGAGTATTTTGATATGCAGTATGATTTCATGGTGTACCGGTGTGTAAGGTGTGGTAAATTGCTTTATTGATATGAAAGATATAAAAGAGTATTTGATAATTGGAGGAGCAGATGAGGGGGATGTAGTTATTTCTCCGGGAAAGAGAACGAAAGCAATGATGGTATCAGAGGCAAGGGAGTGGTTAATGAATGAAACCCCGGATATCTATGATGAGTCTTTGCTGAGGGATATGGATAATTATTATCCATCGAAGAGGTAATGGAAAAAGATCTTGATATGATCATGTTTGAATTCAGGAGTAAAAGAGTTGAGTTTTCCCGGCAATTTGAAGAAAGTTTTTTGTTTAACTAAATAAATTCATGATTATGGAAAATGTAGAGAATGTAAGGATTACGACTGAGGTGATTGATATCGCTAATGTATGCCACCAGGCGAATAAAGCGTGGTGCGAAGCAAACGGTGATTTCTCTCAGTTGGATTGGGATTATGCTGAGCAGTGGCAGATTGATTCAGCAATCAATGGTGTCCGGTTTCGAATGGCTAATCCGGATACGGGTACAGATGCACAGCATAACAACTGGATGAAAGAGAAAGTTGAAGATGGTTGGGTGTTTGGTCAGGTGAAAGACCCGGAGAAAAAGATTCATCCGTGTATTATTCCGTTTGATAAGCTTCCGGTGTTCCAGCAGAAGAAAGATATATTGTTCTCGGCGATTATTGATGTATTTCTGGAGACAAAGGAGTTCCCGGTTTTTAATACAGCTGGAGATCAATCCGAAGAGCAGAAACATTTCAAAGAGGTTATTGCTAACAAACGGCTCCGGGTAATGATGGATAAGCAGCTTCAGAACCTAAAATCCTGTCCACCGTCGAGGGAAAGAAGTTTATCGATCACTAAACTGCAGGAGGCGATCATGTGGTTGGGGATGGATCTGAAGAGGCTTGATGAGCCGAATCCCTATCCGAACAGCTATAATCCCGGGAATACAATTATCGATCCCACTGCTGATAATCTGAAACTGTGATGTCACGGAAGACTAAAATCATATTGTGGAGTATCATGGGTCCGGTGATCCTGTTTATTCTTTTTGTAATCACGATCCCGGTCGATATAGACCTCTTTCGGTTCTACTTAAGACCAAATACCATTGACATGATGATGTGGGCTGTATTCCTCTATATGGGGCTTAGATACGGTCTATTGCAGTGGAAGGAAAACAACCCGATGCTATTCATGTTAATGATGTTCTTCTACGGAGTGGTTGTGATTATCCGGTTTGGTACTTATAACCATATCCAGCATGAGTTGATCCATCGATGCCTTGATGCCGGGATTGATATCAGCGATATCATCAAGATAGGATTTTGAAAAAATTAAAAAAAAAGAATTATGAAAAGTATTGATTTTAATGCAAAGAACGCGATCAAAGAACTTAAGGTAATGAATAGGGGAGACATCCCTGATTTTATCATGGAAGAAACGCGTAAGAGTGTTCTGGATGTTGTTGCAAAGCTTACTATCTCGGAAGAAAAAGTGAAAACTGAAGAAACGAATGATTCTCCTTCACGCGAGCGCCGGGTCTATGGTTATAATCAGTGATCCCGGTATGCTTATTAAATCCCGGTTGGAAGTAGCAATACTTTCTCCCGGGATTTTGTATCTTTGAATTATATTTTTTTATATAACTTAATATTGATATTTATGAAAACGATTGCATCAGTGAAGCTTCATAAAAGAGGCAAAGAAGGAATTGAAATAAAATTCCATCAGTTATCCAAGCAGATCCCGACTGATAAAAAAGAAAAAGAGAACGACCAGGTCTATGATGACCAGATCAATGTCTACCGGAGAGACTTCGTACCAAAGAACATCATGGATGCCATAGACAGGCTGAAATATTTCCTGTTGAACATCACCGGATACTGGATTCACATCTATGACAATTATGTGGATTTTAATACCTATAAGCTTTTGCCACCGGATGAGAATGCCAAGGAATCAAGGCGTCATCTGCAGACCCTCTGGGACAATGTATATGTCACACAGATAAAGATGGATCTGAACAGCTTCACAATCATGGGAATGTTCGAGCATATTGAGAACAAGCCGCTAAACCTCAATCCTGCCCGAATTACTGCTAATGATGATCTTGTCTATTACGAGAATGCCCGGGATCAGATCAAAAGGCTTTTCGGAGTGATCATCGCGTATTTTTCCACGGCGGCGATCAGTGATATCGATGACTATCGCAAGTACCTCTTAAGCCATACCGATGAAGCAGGAAAGAAAGAGATTGCCAGCTTTGACGAGGAGCAGATTGTAAACAGGGTTGTGGATCTGTTCTCTCATCGTGGGATGATCGTGATGATGGAAACAGAGACTCCTGACTTACCAGGTGCGATCGAACAAAAGACAACAGATACACCAGCTCCCAGCGAAGATTTTGAACCGGAGCCAGAGGATATTGATGCAAGCATCATGGAATCGGAATTCAAACTTGATGAAGGAGAATCATGGACTCCACCGGTTGAGAAAGTAAATCCATTCGGTGCGCCACTTGCTGAGAATAGTCAAATGGATCCGGGGCCGGTACAAGATGAGTATAGCGAAGATACCGGGGTAGGTGATCTTACCGATGATGGTATCGAAGATCCTCTTGAAAGTATTTCCGATGAAGAATTCGTGGTATGATAAAGCTTCAGGAATATATTACCTTTAAAGAAGATACACATCAGTACTTCGATCCTTCCGGAAACGAATATACAAGCGTTTCAAGAGTCATTGAGAAAATAAAACCATCATTTGATAAGATTGGTATTTCCGGACGAATGGCTCCTGCCCGAGCAATAGAGGAAGGCATATCAATTGATCAAGCACAGGAGCTGATCCTTTCTGAATGGACTGCTATCAATAAATCATCTATTGTCAGGGGGAACTGGATCCATGAGAACCTGGAAAAGTATATGCAGGAAGGCAAGTGTGATCCAACCATTGAGCCGACAGCAAAACAGATATCGAAATTCCTGAGTAAGTATTATCGGTATTTCCCGGAGGCGATCCTTTACGATAGCAAGTACCAGGTCGCCGGCACAGCAGACCTTCCGGTTCAAAGGCAAAAAGGGAAAAATTCCGTTTTTGATTTTTGGGATTATAAAACCAATGAAGCAAAAGGAATCGTTTATGATTCGATTAAAAGAGAAAAAGACGGGAGCTTCAAGAAACATTATAACCGGTTTCTGAATTATCCCCTTGGCCATCTCGAAGATTGTAATTATAACTCTTACGCATTGCAGTTAAGCCTTTATGCGTATATGGCTGAATCAACATTCTTTGTTCGTCCTGGAAGGCTTGGAATAATTTTTATCGATGATAAACTAAAGATAAAGATTATCCCTGTCCCTTACTTGAAATTGGAAGCGATTGCTTTACTTGATCATTTTAAAAGCCTGAATAAATCAGACTGGGAGGATTAGCTATGCCGGTATTTCAGATAGACAGGAATAATAAGATCATGGTAAATCCGGAGGCAGCCAAGTTGGTTCCGGAATTATCATCTCTGAGCATAGAGCAATTATGGTATGTGATTCTTGTTGCTGACTATGTGGATGGACCATACCGGAAGCGTCCACCGGAAGAGAGAAGGATACTTGCTTCACGCCATATCTTTGGGAAAGACAAGAAGGTTACTGAATCCGATCGCATTAAAAACGCAATAAAGGCTTATAAGGGGCTTGTTTTCGATATCCGGAGAGAAACCCTTGATGCACTTAAAACAAAGGTTTTACGGCTTCACCAGGATCTTCTAAAAGACAATATATCTGCAAAGGATATTCAGAACATTGATAGTTCAATAAGCTTTCTCGAAAAAAGAATCACATCAATTGAGAAAGACCTGGATATTGAAGAAGAGGAGTTCATTGAACTAAAAGCAGGTCGGAAATTATCAATGATTGAAAAATGGCAACGTAATCAGAAGCAGATGGTACAGTTTAACCAGACCGTATGATAAGCCATTCAAATAACTATCAGCTTCGACTTAAGAAACGTGGATTTGATCCTTCCCCGATTGCTGGAAACATTCCTTATTGGGCAGATGAGATCAGTAATCCAAGATGTGTAGGTACAACTGCACATGAAGATTTCTGGAACGAGCAGATTGACCGATGTATAAATGGATATGAAACGGCTGGGATAAAGATTCCCGGCCGTTACTATTATTATCTTAACCTGATGCCGCTTAAGGGTCTTAAAGGAAGCATGTATCCTTTATATGTCGATCTTGATCTTGAATACTATAATCTTGTTGATTATGTTAAAGTACATAAAAAAATGGGGATCATTTCTCCAAAAGCCCGGAGAAAAGGTTTATCTGAAAAAGCAAAGACAATATTATCTCACGGTATCCGTTTCATCCCGGGGTATAGAGGTGCTATCACTGCGGGCCTTGAAACCTATGTCACAGGAATCCGGAAAAAGTTCGAACACGGAGAAAACGCGATCCGAAAAGAATTCCGACTTAATGTATTGCAGGATAACGAAAAAATCTATCAGCCTGGTTATGAAATAAAAGATCCGATCGGAGGATATATCATAGATGGATACAATGCCATGCTTTCCTTTGAGACCATGTACGATGACGCAACCAAACTTGAAGGAGAATATTTCAATGATGTGATATGTGAGGAGTCAGGGCAATATAAATTACTTGGACAAGTTATTGAATCCATCAAACCAGCACTTGAATTCGGATCTGAGATGATTGGTTCGTTTTGGATCTTCGGAACCGGAGGAAACATCCTTTCTACTTCAAAAGACTTTAAAGATCTCTGGGATAATGCAGATATCTACAACCTGGAAAAGTTCTGGGTTCCCGGGACACGGTTATATTATCCTTTTTTTGGCAATCCACTGGCAGATACATTCGAAGATCCAGATAACGGGAAGATAATTGACTCGATACCAAATCTGAGAAAATATCAACTATGGGAAATCATTGGATGTGAAGACGTAGTTGCAGCCGAGGATTATATTCTGAAAAAAAGAATTGAATACTCAAAACTTCCCAATAAAGCCAAACTCAAAAAACACAATCAATCTTATCCATTAACAATCGAAGAGGCTTTCACTTCAGGTGGATCGAATAATTTTGATGATGAGAAGATCTACAACAAACTTTTTCAGATAGAAGGTAAACTTAATAATTACAAAGAAGTTGTTCTTGAATGGTCAAAAAACGAAGAGGACAGTGATTCAGATCCAGTTGTATCTGCCCGGCCGGCAACAGTAAATGATCCGGTATGGAAACGAGTTATGGTTTTGCAGGAACCACGGAAGGATGTTCTTGACCTTGATATTGGAGGTCTTGATGGTTACAACCAGGATCAGACAAAAACGGGTAGTTCGCTTGGCGCAATGGTTGTGATGCGTCAGGGAAACAGGGTTAATATGGTTGACAGTGGAATCAGAAAAAGCGAATATCCGGTTTGCCTTTATTATTACCGACCACCACGAAAAGAGGATTTTTATGATATCTGTCTTAAAATTGCTGTATGGTATGGATTGAAGAATAACGTGATGTGTTCAGCAGAACAGGATTTTGTCATTGATTACTTTAAAAAGAACGGAGGAACAAAATATTTATCTCCACGACCGAAAACATTTGATACCAGAAGAGGACAACAGGTTCATAAGTATGGAGCTAAAATGACCGGTTCATCAAAAGAAATCATCCTTGGCATTGTTCAGTCATGGGTAATTGATTATGTGGATGATTGTGAGTTCCCGCTTATACTGCGTGATCTATTGGCTTATGACGAAGCATATATCGGTACAGACTGGGATTCTGTGGATGCAATCGCTTATGCCAAGATGCGGATTGAAGATATGAAAACCCGTCCACGAAAAAGCAATGATGATGAAGATATGACTCCGGAGATTATCTGGATTCCGGATGAAAGAGGAAATATGATTCTTGTAGAAAAACAAAGAGCAGAAGATCAGAATAAACAATTGCATACAACAGAATCTACCGGGAATTGGAGAAAAGGGTAATTTTTTTTTGATTCACGTTAAAAAATTCCATACTTTTGATAAGTTAGTAAAAAAACTGATATGCCGTTTCCTGATGTAGCTGAGATAGATTTCTCAAAAGATATTGAAAAAACAAGGGAGGCTCTTGATTACGCAGAGATGCAATATAGTTCAAGAGGAAGTCAGCGGGAGCATTTTCAAAAATTGTATAATGCATATAACGGTATCATTGACCAAGCTGAAATTGACTCGGTAATTAAATCTACCGGGCGAAGATCCAAAACAAAATATGTTAAGTACCGGCTTGGTAGGAGTAAGCTAAAACAATTACATGGTGAATTCCTGGAAATCAATTTAACCCCAACCATCTTTTCAGTAAATCCTGAAGCGAAGAATGAGAAGATGAAGAAATACAAGAAAATTCTCGGGATGTCACTTGGGAAGCCTTACATCGAAACCCTTCGAGAGTTAGGCTTTGACGTTTTTAGTGGTTATAATATTCCCGATCAAAATCAACCTGATTTTTGGACTGTCGATAAATTTAAACTTGCAAACGAAATTGTTATGCAGGATATTATTATCGACAAAGTAAAAAATGGAAAACTCAAATCAGTATTGTATCAGAATCTTATTGATCTGACTATTACAGCAGAGATGCATGGGAAGATTGAAAAGGATCGGAACGGTGTTGATTCTTATCGGTTTATTCCTTCTTCTTTGGCCTTATATGAAGAAGAGGTATTTGATCCGCTTCTTACAAGAAGTCCTTATCATGGAGAAGTCCGCAAACTTTATTCACACGAAATTCTTTCAAATCCGGAATTTAAACTTGACCCGGAACAGAAACAGGCATTAAAAGCGATGGCAACTGAATATACCGATTCTTTAATCGGAGAAGGTAATCAGAACCGAAAAGGAACATACCCGGCTATTCCTGTCTATACAATCCAATGGAAAGGACTTGAAGCAGTGAGAATCAAAACTGTCCCGGCTAAAGATTCTAACGTTCCTTATAAGCATATTTTATCTGAGAAATACTACCAGGAAAATAAATCTCAAATCGATTACGATGTGAAGAAAGGTAAGTACACATTAGAAGAATATTACCAGGAAATTGTTTGGACTGCATCAAAAATTGGTCGTGATATTTATACTAAGGCTGAAAAAAACGAAGATATTATCCAGCGTCTAAGAGAAAATGGCAAATTAATTGCTGACTTCGATTATGTAGGACTTCTCTTTAGTACAGTTGATGGAGTCCGGGTTTCGATTCAGGAAATCATTTATGAACTTGAAAGAATATATGATGATCTCCGATTCCAGATCAATAAGGAAATACGAAAAATAAGGGGATCCGCACTTGTCTATGATAAAGCATTCCTTCCTAAAGGAAAGCTGCTGAGTGACGTTATTCATGATATATCAGAAGAAGGGATTGTTGTTTACGATTCAAGTGCAGAAGGGAACCGGTCAAGCATGGAGGCTGAAAGTAATAAAGTAGGAATATCTTCTATTGACCTTGGCGAGAATCAATCACTTATTGTTTTGTTAAACCAGGCTCTTGATATTGAAAGAGTCATGGATCGAATTACCGGGATGAATGAGAACCGGCAAGGATTATCGAAAGCAACCTCTACTGCAACAGCAAACATAAATAATATCGAAGCATCAAGATCAATGACTTACGATATTTTCTTTTTTATGAATATGTTCATTGAAGAAATGTTATTGAAACTTGCTGAAAAGACAAAACTAAATAAGACTTTATTTGGACAAGATCAGCGTCATTTCCTTTATGATCAAGATCAGATTGCCTATATGATGGCAACCAAAGATATTGATAAAGATAATTACGGAGTTTCTGTAACTGATGGCCGGAGAGAAAGAGATATCTTGCAAAAACTTGAAATGATGTTCCCGCAGGAAGTAAATGCGGGTGGAATTACTTCAAGAGATGTTGCTAAGTTCATGATGGAATCAAACTTTACCCGAGCATTAAAAATTCTTGATCAGGCTCGTGAGCGAATGGAACAGTTCAGATTAAAAGAAGCTGAAGCCAAGCAATCTGCTGAAATGCAGGGTAACGATATGAGGATTCAGATGGCAAGAGAAGATCGGGAAGACAAGCAAGTACATGACCGGGATATGGAAGTACTCCGTACTGAAGGAAAGAAGGAAGTTGAGTTTATCAAAGGCGGCATTAAAGGCCGGCAGGAAACGCAAAAACAAGCTGCAGATATGGCAACGGCCAATACCGGCAGAGAGAATGATATATAGTTTTATAACTTAAAAATTACTTATTATGACGGCAAAGAAACCAAGCGAAGCGTTCGCTATGAGTGATGAAGATGAGTTCTTTGAAACAAGTTCAAATGAAGGAGGATCAGAAGATGGCAAGAATCAGGATGGAAATACCGAGAAGGAAGAATCAAGAACCGATGGTAATCTTGATGAGCGAGGAGAGTCTGGAACTGATAAATCAGATGACAGCGAAGATCTGGGAAAAACAGAAGAAGATTCTA